GAGACTTTGTTTTGTATTATATATTTCTTCCTCAAGATTGGCAATGGTGGTTTCACTATGACAATATTCAAGTTCCTCTTGCTTTTCCTTGATTTCGTTCTCTAATTGTTCTATTCTATCACTATATCTACTTACATAATTAGTCATGTTTTTCTACCCATTGACCATCTGGCAACTGACAAGCAGTACCAAATATCACCTCTCTTTTTACACCGCCTACACCAATCAACGGCCAACTATTTGTTATATCAACTGTAGCGTCATAATCTTTACATTTAAAAGGACCTTGTACATAAGACCTAGTAACTTTAATTATACCACTATTACCTGTTTTACTATTATACCAATTTGTATAACTTTGACCATAATTTGGTGAAGTATTTAAATGGTCTACAAATACGGCATTGTGTACATCATAATCTGATTGATACATAATCTCAGCTCCTGCAAATGCACCTGTAACAGCACAAACACCTATTGCATAAGGATTTTCTACACCCATTGCAACACAGCCTGCTGTCGTTGTCGTACTACCTAACACGGCGCCTGTTTGAGACCTATTTAAACTGCAATTGGTCAGGAACACCAATGATAGACCTAATAATAGTGCCGATTGGATTAAATTTCTTTTTTTCATCATTCTCATTATTCGTCCTGGTCGATTGACAAGCCGCTAGGGTGGTCAACACCAGAATAATCATAATTACTTTCTTCCCTTTTAACATATTTTCCTTTATCACTAGCAACTAATAGACAATCAGCCTGTATAGTTTCAATCATTACATCTATTTCTTGTTTTGAAGCGCCGAGAGGTCCGTATTTCATATTACGGAGCCTGTCGGACATCTTCTTAATACTATCAATCTTATCGCAAAATTCACTAATCTTGTGATTCATTATTTTTGCCTTTAAATAGTTTTAAGATTGCTTTTTTTGTGTTAGCTAATTGTTCTTTACCATCAGCCCAACCTTTTTTTTGAAACTCAATTGTTTTATTTTTTTCAGTTTCAAACCAGTTTAATATAGGATTAGCATTAGCGTGATTAAACACCATCACAAAACTAAATAAGACAATAGCCATCACCCATATTGTTGGTAAGTTATCAAGTATATATTTTTTCATTACACTTTCCTTCCCGCTGTTTTAATGTCCTCTTTAGCAACTACCATATAAGGACCTTTGTTGTACGCTGGAGCAATTGTATATGATTTACTTGCCTCAATCTTCCAACGATTGTCAGGTTTTGTACCGCCGTGACCAATTTTATTTGACATAGGAACATCTGATAGAGTCTTTTCTCTTGGCTCTGGCATTGTTCTCTCTGCAACATCAAGGTAATAACCACCTCTCTCTGTTAATTGAATTCTACCATTATCATCACAATTAAAACCTAGTTTTTGAAGATACTTTATATGTTTCTTCAAAGCTTCTTTATATGCTTTTGTAGGTTTTTTTCTTCTTAATCTACGAATAGCACCAGATGTATTATGTGTATAGATAATCGCCATTAGACCATAGCCTCAACTTTTTCCTCTAAAGTTTTTGAGTTCTCATCTGATTCAGAATAACCAGAAACATCAAACTCATCTTCTTTTTGTTTCTGTTCAAATGTTTTACCAAACACTTTCATATAAAAATAATCTTTAGGATTAGGTTGTGACCATGCGTGTAGTAAATTTTCAAAATTTATATCTACATTATCAAGTGATTGTGGATTAGACTTTTTAAGGTCAACAAAATCTTTTAACATAGCAATTCTATGTTTATAAGATGGTTTTTTAGACTTCTCATCTTTAGCAGTAGCTTCTTTAAACTCTGCAAATATCATTTCTTTAGTATATTCAAATTGTGCCATAATGTAACTCCTTCACTAGTTAATAATAATATCTATACACCATACCATAAATCGCTCGGAATGGCAAGCCCCTGTAAAAACCCTCATTTTACTTGCTTTTTTCTCCGAAAAACACGCCAGGATGCACCAGGATTGACGAATCGAAGCTATCGTGTATCATTGTATACCCCCTTTTTTAGGCTCTCCTGCAACTCCCCATTGATTGTGTCTTTCATCTGTCATCTGTTTTATGTGTTCCTCACTATAACCACCAAGGTAAGCGTCTTTTTGAGACTCTGCCTCAGCCCACTTCTCAAATTCATCAACTTCTTTTTGTTTAAAACCTATAAACTCATTGATTTTATCTACGATAAGATACCTAGGTTTTTGTAGCGTTATCATGTCCTTAATCTCTTTTAGTTCATCAATGTATTGTAACATATCAATCATAATTAACTCCCATTAAATGCGTCAACATCACCAGAATTGGTAGATATTTCATTGTCTTTATCTTCACTACTCATTAGTAAAACAATATAGTGAATTGCTTTTAGTAAGTCTTTTCTATTCTTACCAGCTTTCTTACCATACCTACAAAGGTATTTTATCGCATTTGCTTGGCAAAAATCTTTATCAATATTCAAGTGTCTTAACATATCTTGCACTTGAAAACCGTCTTTTGTGGTACTATAATGTTCACCATAAGTACCTTTTATGTAATCGTGTATTTCTTTAACTATTTTATCTTCATTATATTTCATATTATATTCCTAACGCTTTTATAACATCTTCCTCTGTCAATGGCAACCTTTTTCCAGATTGTAACCAATCGGCCATTTGTTCAAAGTTAAATGCTTCATCTTGTTTGTTTTCTCTTTCTAATACTTTTTGAGCAGTCTTAAAAAATTTTAATATATTCATATCTTGACCTATTACATCTGGTCTACTTTGATATTTACCTTTTCTTTGATTACTCATTAGTTATCCCTCTTTTTAAAATCTTCTAAATGATTCATATTTGCATATCTACCAGCTTCATTGATTGCATATACCAATGTTGCTTTATGATTTTTACTTATCTTATCATATAAACTTTTTGCTTCATCATAAGTTTTGACAATTGTTTTGGTACTCTTATCTAGTGGTCTCCACTCCATAATAGAATACTCTACAGCATTGTCTATAATATTTTGTTCCCACTCGTTTGGTTTATTATTCATTCATCCAACTTTTGTCTTCAACATACTCATTCTTTTTTATAACATCTTTAATCTGCATAAAATAACACCAGTTATCACCAAAGGTAACTGCACCAGTATAATTTAAATCAGTATCATATGTCTTAGCACTTAATGAGTTCTCACTTTCAGCCGCTATATCAGTAGGCTCTGTTGCAATACCTATATTAGTAACAACACCCTCACGGCCTCTTTCATCAACAATTGTATCGCCTAGATTAATTATCACTTTATACCTCCCATAAATTTAGTAACTTCTTTATTGAAGTCATATTTAAAAAATTGTCTTGTGTCCCACTTTTGACCGTAGTCTTCATAAAAACTTTTATCTGAATATGGTGTATCTTCATTACCATAAACATCATCATAAGTTTTATAATACTCTGAACCGTGTATCATTTCAACACCAGAAACACCAGTAAAATTACTAGCAGTTTCTTTAAAGTTCTTATCGCAAAATTCTTTTACTTTCTTTTGAAAGTCTTTGTTGTTCAATCTATTCAATTGAGATAAAGGTAAGTTTCTAAAGATAGTATAATAGATATTGAAATAAGGGTCATACCTTTCTTCAGAGTCTTCATACTCTCTATAATAAACTAAATGTAAAGTTCCTTCTTTACTCATTAAGCAGACCTGCCTTCAGCATTTGCTTTTTTCCAGTAATCTTCTTTAGCAGTAAATAAAACTTCATCAACATTATATTCGTCAATACCACATAATTCAATGTTATCAACATTTGAAAGTTTATCTTTTGCATTATTAAAATCAATTTCACCTTTAACATATGAATTGATAATATCATCTGACACTTTTTCGGCTGTGTCCCAAGCCCATTGCATAGTTTTTGACATATTATATAAGTCCTTTCTTTTGATTCGTTAATAGTATATCAAGAATATCAAGTAGAGTCAAGTAATTTCTTTTCTTGGCTTCTTCTATTCTTTCTTTTAGTGTTTTTTTAATCATAATATACATATACTATACACTACCTGGCACCAAAGTCAAGCACTTTTTTTAAAAAAAAAGCTAAGGAAATCAACGATTTTTAAATTATTTTGTTCTGGTTTTGTTCTAAAACCATGCTTTTTTGACCCAATCCATGTCGGATTGGTGAGGATTAGGCTCTCCGTGAAACACGGTTACCAACGATTCGCCATTATGTTCAAATGTCCACTTACCTTTATGGTATCTTCGACCTTTTCTATCGTACCATTTATATGATTGTGTCCAAGAATCAGGAAATGACTTCGTTCCTGGATGACCTATGATTAAATCTGATATGACATTTTGGTCACCAGAATACCTTAACCACTTTGTTCTATCATCTGTAAATGGCTGCCATAGTTTTGATTTCATGGCCTCTGGTTTAAACTTAAACACGCTAGAGTTGAATATCTTGGTGTCAGGATTAAAGTCATTCATGCCAATAAAATCAGCTTCTGGTTCGTAATTAAAAAAACAATCTATATTACCTGTAATTACAACATCTAAATCCATATAAAGAGTATCACCATCTAATGTATCAGGTCTAAATAATTGCATTTTGTTCCACCAACCATTTAATGTTTCTGGAAAAGTTCTTATATTAACATGACCATCTATTTCCATTTCTATATTATCAGTAAATATAAAAAAATTATGTTCTAATGTGGTATTTCTTTGTACCATATTATAGAGTTTTTGCACATACTCTACTGAATATTTTTTACCGTAACATACACAAGCAAAATTCATATTAACAACCAGTTATAAACTGCCCTCATACTAAAAATTAAATACATAAGTTCCATAAGTGTTCTTGGCCAATCTCTATCTTTATATCCAAAATATACCCACATTATACAGGCAATAACACTAAAGGTCCAACCCACCCATTGAGTAGATATATTTGCTGATGATAGAATAAAAACAGAGGCCATGGCTAAACCAAAACCTATCCATCTTGCACCGTTTATGTCTTTATAGTACCTTATTTTCATATTGTTTTTTAAGAGTTTCATAGGCAACTCCACTTCCTATTTCGTCTAAAGTAAATTGATGTTCGGCGACAAACTGCATCCAATCTCTAACAGTTTTGTAACCAGGTT